TCATCTCAGTTGGAAGCTCGAAGGTAAGGCGTACCTTATTGACGAACTTCTCTTCGCCCATGTAGGACTCTTTGATAGTTCCTAAGTGAACCATTGAATAGCAACGCGCGACGTAAGTACCTGCCGCGATTGGCTCGTAGTTTGATCCTCCAGTCGAGGAGGCTAAGATTTGAATTTTTGACATGATAATAAAATTTAAAGGTTAGAAATAAATGTGATAATAGCATAGCCTCCGACAACTAAAACGATTAAAGCTAGTGTCTGAAGGATCTCAGAAAAAGGGATTGTTTTTAATAATTCTCTCATTTGGATAGATTTTTAGATAAATAAATTTTTATTAATTGATTGCAGTAATTTAAGTCCTTGCAAATTTCTGTTTGTGAAATAGATTCTATGTAGGTAGCTATTTGCTTTGACTCCATAGAACCTATCAAGGATAGTGGTAACTTAGTTACCATATCCCTCAGGTGTTGCATCTGTAATAGTGTAAGAAAAATTCTTAGCGTAATTAGTAGCGATGTTTTTGTAGTTAGAATTCCAGCGATCTGCCATGATTTGCAAGTGAGCTGGTAATTGAATTTTTTTTGCAGTGTTTTTGTTAGACTTTTCCATTTTGTTTAGATGTTTATCTCAGCTTCGTTGCTTTCGATATGTCAAAGGTAAACAAAGATTTTTAATAAAACAATAATTTAAATTTATTTTTTGACAAATAATGTAAATTATCTTTTACTAATTCGGCTATAAATGTAAAATCTGTTTAATATAATAAACAAAAAAGCCCAGAGACAAGATCCCGGGGCTTTCGTATTCACATCTAAACCTATAATTATGAAAAACACTCAAACAAAATTACACTATTTTTCCATCTTTTATCATGATGTTAGTAACTTTTGATAGTCCGTCTGTTATTTCTACCAAGGCGAACCCATGATTATGCTGTGCGAATGGATAATACTTAGGCGATAAGTGAGTCAGGCACCCGGTAGAATATGAATGGATGAACTTCTTAAAGCCATTCTTCTTGATTGTGCTTGTAGTTCTGTGAACGTGACCTATTAAAGTATTACAGAAAGTCTTATTGAATGTAGTCTGGGAAGGATTCATTCCTCCTGCCATGATCTCATGGCCATGGCAGACTAATAGATCGCCCATCTCCATGCCTTGCCAGTCCTCTATCCACTCGATTTTTAAGTGATCCATTCTAAAGAACTTATCAAACTGCAATTCATGGAGGCCAGCGAACTCTTCCGCCTGGCTAAATAGATAACGCTGGAAGCGATTCTCATGATTACCGGCCTTGAAGTAGATTGGAATCGTCGGAAATATATCGCGGAGCTTCTGAAGAAAGTTTCTAGCCATCTCAATTTCACGCGGAAAGTCTCTAAGATCCTTTTCCTTCTCATGCCTGGAGATAGAATAGAAGTCGAAGGTATCTCCGTTTAGATACAAGCAGTCGATCTGCTGCTCTCTTAGATACTTAATAGCGCAGGTAAGCGCTTCTAATGAATGAAAGGGAACGTGAATGTCAGATAGTATTCCAATCTTTTTTAAATGCTCAGGAAGACGCGCACTGGTGTACTCCTTTCCGATGCCAGGCTCAATCCCAAAGCTATCTAGTTCATCTAGGTTGAATGACTCCAGCTTCGCTTGTGGCCTTGTCTGCTTAAAATATTCTGATCTTTTATTTACCGTGATCTCGCACCTGGTAAGATGACGATGAAAGTTTTCTTGTGACTCAAATCCATAGCTTGAATAATTCTCGCGCTCAAAGTCTACCCTGGTTAGATTGGTAGAATAGAAATGCTTCCGTATTGCCTCCGCCTTAGCGTTTTCTTTGCTCATATTCTTCCATTAATTGGTCCACTAAAAACTCTATATTATTTACAAGCTTCATTCTCAGAACAAAGCCGACGTCATCGATATGATCGATAGACTCCATGACCTCTAGCATTTTATCTAGCGTGTCCGTTGTAGGGTTTCTTTTGGGTTCGATTGCTTCGATGTCTATTTCGTACATTATCGTAAACCGAATTTAAGATACAAGTAAGCGATAAGCATGATAGCCTCCGCAAATAGTAAGATAATTACCCAGGTAGGGATCCGGTACTTGATGACTTCCTTATCTCTGTATTCGATCCACTTTACTTGTGAATTACGATAGTTATTTTCTATCTCCTGGCGCATCGAGTCAATGTCGATAGTGGCTTTGATCTGTCCTTTGTCGGACTTGATTGTTACTGATCCATTAGGAAGGATTAATCTAGAATAGAACGTCGATAGTAACCCAGAAGAATCGCAAGGATTCTGTATAGTGAGCGTATCGTGTACAGCTCTGAACTTCTCGACTATCTTCTCGCTTTTAATCGTATCGATTCTAAGGACTTCTTTGTATTCTGTAATAGATTTACTAGGCTTGCAGGATATAAATGCAATACAAGCCAAAAGAATGATTAATTTCTGCATGATTAAGAGAAGTATAAGTCCGCCTCTGCCTGGCGTCTGCGTGTTAATCCAGCCAAAACCTTTCCGGCTCCCTTATTCCACTTCATAAACTCGATGCGGATTGCAGGATCGTTAGGATTAAGATTGACTTTCTTGATTAGTGTAGACTTTTGCAAGTTCCCTACGCCTACGTTATAGGCGAAGGACGTAAGCGCGTCAAATTGATTTTGATTAATGTCATCCCGGCAGAAAGAATCGACGCCTTTCTCGTAGGATTGCACCAGGAATTTAAGCAGCTCTTCAGCTTTCTGGGCAGTGATCGCAGGATCTGTAAGTTTTACCTTTGTTCCGTCAGGATAATAGGTATTTCCGAAGCCCACAGTGGCAATATTTGCCGGGCAAAGGTAAGGCTTTAGTTTAAGGCCCTCAAACTGTTTTATCAGATCGAGACCTTTTTGGCTTAGGTGTAGGACTTTCGTCATTTATTCCAAGTTTAATACGAAGGTTTGAATTTTCAGACTTTAATGAGTGAACTTCAGCCGTTAAGATGTCTATCTTATCGCTTAGGTCCTTGACTTTGTCTGACATTTCTTGGGCCATCTGTCGCCAGATTTCTATCGCTTTGGTAGTTTGATCTAGCTCAGTGGTTGTAATTTCCGCCTGCTCTTTTCTTCGTCCTACTAGCCACCCGATTAGGGCCGCGATTCCTCCAGTTAATGATTGCCCAAGAATGTCATTCAAATCCATTTAATCCTTTTTTAAAACTTGTAATAATTGCGCTTTTGCAAGGATTGTAAACCCTTCAGAATCTTTGATAAAATTCTTGATAGTTTCTTGATCGCTTGAGTCTAAATCAAGAACCTCTCCCTTGTTTAAGCTAACTGCCCAGTCCCAGAACTTCAAGGCATCACCTTTGGATCCCTGGGCTAAAGAGTTAGCTAATAATTTACCTGCGTTTGCACCCTCGATAGGTTGCTGATCTAAACCTAATAGATCAAAATTGAAATCTAATTTCATGCTAATTTTTGTTTGGTTATAACTTTACATATATAGCAAAAGTGCTAAATGTTTTCAGTTTTGTCCCAAGGCAATGCATAAGCCACAATCGGGGGATTCAAAAAGTTCTCTATCTGTGCATCTAAGTTCGCCTCAATTGCCTCGCAATCTAGCAAAGCCGTAAGCCATCCTTCGACCATTTCTTTAGTGACTTCATCGTAAGGAGTGAAGCTCGCTTCGTGTGGAGCATCTACCGATAAAGCTCCGTAAGTGTCAGCCGTAAAGTGTACGACATCCTCTTCGTATTGCTTTTGCGCTCTGTAATGAATTACAGAAATTACTTTGTCCATTCCGTCTAAAGTTGGAATAGAGTCTAATTGAGATATTACCCAAGTAAATGCCATATTATTTATTTTTTAATGTATCTAATTCTGCTTTTAATTCTTTGATTGCTTGTATTAAAGGAACTACAATAGTTGCATATCTCACGTTAGCAACTTCTCCTGTACCATCTTCATTTTCGTAATCAGCTAAATATGGACAAATCTCAGCTACTTCCTCAGCAATTAAACCTAACATTACTCTTTCTGGATGTTTATAATAACTTTCTTTATATGTAAATATAGTTGGCTTTAACGCTAAGATTGTATCTAAACCTTTTCCATTCCATTCTGTAATATTTTCTTTAAATCTTTTAGAAGATGCAGTACCTCTTTCAAATGTACCTCCAGCAGAAATATACATATTAGGGATATTTGCTGAAGTATTATTATAAATAGGAACACTTCTAATTAATCCATTTACTTCTAATGATACTCCTGGTGCCGTCGTTCCGATGCCTACGTTGCCAGCGGAGGTAATTATCATCCTTTGAGAGGCTGTTGTATTATCTCTAAAATACAAACCTCCGTCATTTGAGGAATATATTTGGTATTTTTTGCCAGATGCAGATAATGATGTTAATGCTAATACAGCCACATTTGCATTAGATATTTCTAAAGCAATTTCATTGCCAGAAATGCCTCCAGCTGGAGCCGTCGTTCCGATGCCTACATTGCCAGAAGAGTTATTTAAAGTAAGTATATTACTATTAACTGTACCGCTATCATTTGCAGAGAAAAAGTTTAAATAACCTGATGATGTTTGGCGCATTACCATTGTTCTTACATTGGCACTACCACCTGAGTTGTATAAAATTAAATCAGCAGCAGTTCCCCCTTCAATATATAATTGTGAAAATGTTGAGTTTTTTAGGTGTAAGGGATAGCTTGGCGCCGCCGTTCCTATGCCTACGTTGCCCCCGCTAGTAATCCGCATACGTTCATTTAACCCTACGTTTGCCGTATATACTTGGAATAACAAGCCTCGTTGGTCTCCTGCTCCATCTCTAATTGAGTACATACCAGTATAAGTAGTTCCACTACTTTGAGATGTTATGATAGGGGAAATCGTATTTTGGACTCCTGAAGTTTCAATACTTAGCAAAGTCTGTGGCGAAGTCGTTCCTATGCCTACATTGCCAGCGGAAGTAAGAACCATCTTAGACGTACCACCACTACATTGCCAATTATGAGAAGCTGCATCATAGTTAAGGTTTG